TCGGCGATTACGTTCGGTCACGGCGACGGCGATACCTTCGGATTGGACGAGGTCCAGACCGATGCTGTTGCCGTCCTGATCCGGCCGCAGGGCGAAAACTGCACGCTGAGATTTCTCTTGCTTCGCGGCGAGAAGCTGCGGCTGCGTGCGGCGGGCACGCAAGGCGAGCCGCTCTCGTGCGAGGCGACGCTCATGTCTGCAGAAGGCGAGGAAGCCCGCTTCACGGCGCGTTGCTCGGAGCAGGCGACTGGCGCATCGGAGCCCAAGTGCCCGCGGCCCACCTCGGCAGAGATTCCGAAGAAGTGAGCGGAAGCGGCGCGGCCGACAGCTGGTGAGAAACGCGGGCGCTCGCACAGGGCGAGGCGAGTGCTTCTTGGGGCAAAGCCGACCTTGAGGCCCACGCGTCCTGAAGTCGGCCAAGGGCCAGAAGGCAACATCGCGTGATGGGGGAAAATTCCGGCTCTTGTGCCGGAATTATACTGCGAACGCTCCACCTCTGTCGTTTCTTGTCCGCATTTTCCGGCGCTGCTGCAGCTGAAGTTCATTTTGCGAACCGCATCATCCTCGCGTCGTCACCGCTTTCGACACGTGAGGGAGAGATGCAATGCCAATCTTGAATATCACATCCAAGGCCTTGGTCTGCGCCGCACTACTGACCACGGGTATCGGGTGCCGGTCATGAACACGCTCATGTCGCTTTCCGGCATTGTCGGCGCAGCATGTTGTGTCGGGATGTATGCAGCGGTGAGCTTTGGCAAAGTAAGCGCGAACAAACCCATCTTCTATTTGATCAACGGTCTAGGGGCCAGCCTGGTGCTGGTAGGCGCCGCGCATCAGTTTGATGTCGGCGATCTGGGTACCATCGGCCAAGAGCTGATTTGGGCGGCGATCAGCGTGGCCGGCGGTGTGCGCGCCTTCTTACGTGAGAACGACCCGAGCACGTAAGTGGTGGGAAGAGACTCTGCATCGCCTACGAAGAGGTTGAGGGCCGGATGGTAAGATATCCCCGGCATCAGCGCGCATGATATTCTGGCGCGTTGACCCGATGTGCCATCATAACATATTGATTTTACGAAAGAAAAGCATTGACAGCGCAACGGTCATTGGCTAGTGTTTGGCTATGGTGCAGAGAGTGTGCCGGCGGCGCGGACCGGCCGAGCGAGCTCTGCAATCCCTCAACATCATCACCGACAATCGGAAGCGCATGGCGATCCTCGACGCGGAGACGTGGGCGGAGATCCGCACGGCGTATATCGAAACGACCGAGCCCATCTCGCAGATCGCGGCCCGCTTCGGCATCTATCGGAGCACGATCCAAGCGCGCGCCGGTAAGGAAGGTTGGGAGCGGCCGCCGCCGGGACTGCGGATCGTTCGTCCGCCAGCGGGGCAGCAACCGGCGCCGAACCTCTGCACCCTTGCGCCACGCAAGAAGCGGCGCAAGCCGGACACGGCGGAATCTCGCGTGCGGCGCATGCTCGGCATCATCGATCTGCAACTCGACCAAATGGAGAGCCGCATGAGCTCGGGCCAGCCTTTGACGACGCAGGACGAGGAACGCCAGGCGCGCGCCTTCGGGCGAATTGCCGGCAACCTCGAGAAGGTGACGGAGGCCGCCGCTGACATCTTCCGCGACGACGAACACGAGCGCTCTGGCAATGGACACGCCGAAGGAGGAGGGCTCGAAGCACAACGCGCCGAGGCTCAGCGGCTCCGCAGCGAGATTGCGGAGCGCCTTGAGCGTCTCAATCGGCAATGGCTGGCACAGGGTGGCGCTGGCTGAGCTTTCCGACCGCGACGTCGCGCGGCTCTATTACGACTGGCTCGCCTGGGCGCGCGACGATCAGATCGCGCCCATGGCGACGGAGACGGGCCGGGCGTGGCGCCACTGGCTCGTGCTCGGCGGGCGCGGGGCAGGCAAGACGCGCACGGGCGCCGAGTGGGTGCGCGCCAAGGCGCTGGGCCACGAGGCGGCGGGCGGGGGAGAAATTGCCGCGCGCATCGCGCTCGTCGGCGAGACGCTCGCCGAAGTGCGCCGCGTGATGATCGAGGGCGTGTCGGGGCTGCTCGCCATTCACGCGGCCGAGGAACGGCCGCGCTTCGAGGCCTCGAAGATGCAGCTCGTGTGGCCGAACGGGGCCATCGCGCAGGCCTTCTCGGCGGAGGATCCGGACAGCCTGCGCGGTCCGCAGTTCGCCGCCGCGTGGTGCGACGAGATCGCGAAGTGGCGCCTCGTCGAGGAGACATGGGACATGCTGCAGTTCGGATTGCGTCTGGGGCGCTCGCCGCAAGTCGCGGTGACGACCACGCCCAGGCCGATCCCGCTCATCAAGAAGCTGATGGAGGACGCGGCGACGGTGGTGTCGCGCGCGGCGACGGCGGCGAACGCGGCAAACCTCGCGCCGACGTTCATTTCGGAGATGGAGCGGCGCTACGGGGGAAGCGCGCTCGGGCGCCAGGAGCTCATGGGCGAGATCGTCGACGAGATGGCGGCCAGTCTGTGGCGGCGAGCATGGATTGATGAGCACCGCGTCGCCGCGTGTCCCGAATTGCAGAGCGTGGTGGTTGCGGTGGATCCGCCGGTGACGGCGACGGCGAATTCGGATGCCTGCGGGATCGTGGTGGCGGGGCTCGGGGCGGATGGGCGCGCGTACGTGGCGGCGGATCGCTCGCTCCAGGGGCGCGAGCCCCATGTCTGGGCGCGGGCGGCGATCTCGGCCTATCAGGAGTTCATGGCCGACCGCGTGGTCGCCGAGGTGAACCAGGGCGGCGATCTCGTCGTCGGCGTGCTGCGGCAGATCGATCAATCGGTCGCGGTGCGCAAGGTGCGCGCGACGCGGGGAAAATGGCTCAGGGCCGAGCCGGTGGCGGCACTCTACGCCGAGGGGCGTGTGTCGCATGTCGGCGTGATGCCAGTGCTCGAGGATCAGATGTGTGCCTTCGGCGCGGACGGTCTTGCGCGCGGCAGGAGCCCCGACCGGGTCGACGCGCTGGTGTGGGCGCTGACCGATCTCATGATCGAGCGCGCGGGAAGCCCGCGTATTCGGACAGTGTGATGTCACTACTGAAGGCTTACTGAAAACCGGCATTCCATTTCGTCATGCCCGCGTCATGTCGAAGACATGCTTCCAGCATGATGGCGGGCATCCACCCAAGCATCAATTTGGAAATTCGCTTCAGGCTTGGACAGATCCCCGCCTCCGCGGGGATGACGTTGAATTGGTGGCAGCCGCACCTCACTCGAAGACAGGAATTGCTGATGCTGCGCATCGTCGATCGGCTGGCACGTCTCGTCGCGCGCCCGCGACCAGAGCCTGCGCACTCGAAAGCGAGCGCTGCGGGTCCGCTGATCGCGGTCGAGACGCTGGGGCGGCCTGTGTGGACGCCGCGCGACTACCAGGCCTTCGCGCGCGAAGGCTACATGGGCAACGCGATCGTCTATCGCTCGGTGCGCATGATCGTGGAGGCGGCGGCGTCGATCCCGCTCCTTCTGTATGAGGGTGACGACGAGATCGGCGAGCATCCGCTCCTCGATCTCATCGGCCGCCCGAGCCCGGCGCATGCGGGAGCGGATTTCCTCGAGGCCTGGTACGGGTTCCTGCTGGTAGCCGGCAATGCCTATGTCGAGGCGGTGGCGGCTGGCGGGCGGCTGCGCGAGCTGCATGTTCTGCGTCCCGACCGCATGAAGGTCGTGCCGGGCGCGGACGGGTGGCCCGAAGCTTACGAGTACACGGCGGGCGGGGCCACGGTGCGCTTCGAAGAGGAGCCGGCGCCCGGCGTGCGCCCGATCCTGCATGTGCGCCTCTTCCACCCGGCGAACGACCACTACGGCATGAGCCCGATCGAGGCGGCGGCGTCGGCGATCGATCTCCACAACACGGCGGCGCGCTGGAACAAGGCACTGCTCGACAACTCGGCGCGCCCGTCCGGGGCGCTCGTCTACTCTGCGGGAGAAGGGCGCATGACGGGGGAGCAATTCCAACGCCTGAAGCTCGAGCTCGAGCAGGGCTTCCAGGGCGCGAAGCAGGCGGGGCGTCCGCTGCTGCTCGAAGGCGGGCTCGACTGGAAGCCGCTCGGCCTCTCGCCCAAGGACATGGATTTCGTCGAAGCCAAGAACGCGGCGGCGCGCGAGATCGCGTTGGCGCTCGGCGTGCCGCCGATGCTGCTCGGCATCCCGGGCGACAACACGTACTCGAATTACCAGGAGGCGACGCGGAACTTCTGGCGCCAGTCCGTGCTGCCGCTCGTCAACCGGACGGCGCAGGCGCTCTCGGCGTGGCTCGGGCCGGCGTTTGGCGCCTTGCCGGAGGCGAGAAAGCAAAACCTCGCGCTCAAGCCCGATCTGGATCAGGTCGAGGCGCTCTCTGCCGAGCGCGAGGCGCTTTGGGCGCGGGTCGAGCGCGCAAGCTTCCTCACGGTCGACGAGAAGCGCGCGGCGGTGGGGTATGGGGTGCTCGAGGACGCAAGTCAGATTGGTCTAGTGAGCGAGGCGAATGCGACATGAATTCCATCGCCGAGATACGTGATTCAATGCGGTGGCCCGCGCACGAGGTCAAGTTCACGCCGCTCGACTGCAAAGCAGTCGAGGCGGACGGGACCTTCGAAGGCTACGCGTCGATCTTCCACCGCGAGGACATGGGGCACGACATCGTGCTCCCCGGCGCGTTCCGCGAGAGCCTTGCGGAGCGCGGGGCGGCCGGCATCAAGCTCCTCTTCCAGCACGATGCCAATCAGCCGATCGGCGTGTGGACAGCGCTCGAGGAGAACAGCCGAGGGCTGTATGCGCGCGGGCGGTTGATGCGGGAGGTCGCAAGAGCGCGCGAGGTGCATTCTCTGATGCGCGCCGGCGCGCTCGACGGGCTCTCGATCGGCTTTCGCACGGTGAAAGGGCGGCGCGACCGCGCGAGCGGCGTGCGCCGGCTCGAGAAGGTCGATCTCTGGGAGATCTCGATCGTCACGTTTCCGCTGCTGCCGGAGGCGCGCGTCGGCGTGGTGAAGGCGCGTTCGACTCTCGAGGAGCGAGCCTGGCTCGCATCGCAAATGAGAGAGGCAGCGCGGTCGCTGCGGATGGGTATCTGAGAAAGACCTGGGAATATCGTTCTTAGCTGAAGGATTGACAGATGATGGAACACCAATCGCTGGAGACGAAGGTGCACGGCGGCGACGTCGGCACGGCGTTCGAAGAGTTCATGCGCGCCTTCGAGGCCTTCAGGGAGACCAACGACGAGCGGCTTGGCTCGCTCGAGCGGCGCTCGGCTGAAGACCCGCTGATCGCGGATAAGCTCGCGCGTATCGATCGCACGCTCGACGAAGCCAAGCGTGTTGCGGACGATCTCGCGATCAAGGCGGCCAGGCCGCGGCTTGGCGGCGACGGCGCAAGTGCTCCGGCAGTGCGCGAGCACAAAGCAGCGTTCGAAGCCTACGTGCGGGGCGGCGAGGACGGCCGTCTGCGCGCGCTCGAGCAGAAGGCGCTCTCGGTCGGCATCGGCACCGACGGCGGCTATCTCGTCCCCGACGAGATCGAGCGCGCGGTGAACCGCGCGGTGCGAGATGTGTCGCCGATCCGCGCCGTCGCCGCCGTGCGCCAGGTGTCGGGCTCGGTGTATCGCAAGCCGTTCGCGGTGAGCGGGGCCGAGACCGGCTGGGTGGCCGAGACCGCGGCGCGCCCCGAGACCGACAGCCCGGTGCTGGCGGCGCTCTCGGAGATGAGCTTCCCGACCATGGAGCTCTATGCGATGCCGGCAGCAACATCCTCGCTGCTAGAGGATTCGGCGGTCAACATCGACGAGTGGATCGCGGAAGAGGTGCGCGACGCCTTCGCCCAGCAGGAGGGCACCGCGTTCGTCACCGGCAACGGCACGGCCAAGCCGAAGGGTTTCCTCAACTACACGAAGGTCGACAACGCCTCGTGGAGCTGGGGCAACATCGGCTTCATCAAGACGGGGGTCAACGGCGCCTTCCCGACAGCCTCGGCGACCGTCAACCCGTGCGACAAGCTGATCGACCTCGCCTACACGGTGAAATCGCAATACCGCGGTAACGGCACGTTCGTGTTCAACCGCGCGACGCAGGCCGCGGTCCGCAAGATGAAGGACGCGGAAGGCAACTATGTCTGGCAGCCGGCGGCAGCAGCGGGCGAGCCGTCGCTGCTCCTCGGCTATCCGGTGGTCGAATCCGAGGACATGCCGGGAATTGCGACCGACAGCCACTCGGTGGCGTTCGGCGATTTCCGGCGCGGCTATCTCATCGTCGACCGCGTCGGCATCAGAGTGCTGCGCGATCCCTACAGCTCGAAGCCCTACGTGCTCTTCTACACGACGAAGCGCGTCGGCGGCGGCGTGCAGGATTTCGAGGCGATCAAGCTTCTGAAGTTCGCGGCTTAGCTAGGCGGCAGCAGGCAGCGGGCAACAGGCAGCAGAAAGGTGGGAACTGCTGCCCGCTGCCT